GCGGCGGTGACTTCGTAAGTGGTAAATCTCTCGCCACAGTTGTTGCACTCATGCCGCCTGCGCCGAGATCTCCCTGAGAGCGAATCACGCGAATCGATCACTGAACTACTACCACGGTGACAACGTGGACATCCTAATCCGATCGGTCCTTCACGAGTCGAACGCCTCACTGTTCAGCACTCCGTTCCGGCAAAGTAGCAAGGAAATTCATGATTCGACGCGATCAGGTGGTTAAGATACTCCCGGAAGGTCTGTCTCACTTCTTCTGGGCCATCTTCGAAGATAATCAATTTCGACATTCCGGCTTCACCAACTTCGTGTGGGTGATCAAATCCTTCGTCTGAATCAGGGTCAATTCCCGTATGCTCTTTGTAAGCATTGCGGATGCTTTCCAGATCAACTCCTGCCCACCACTCGTAATCGTTAACTTTGAAGACCTTGATTTCTTCTGGCATCGTTTAGCCTTTCTTCTCTGTCAGTTATGTAATCAGTGGTTGACCGTTCGTCAGTGCTTACAAGGTCGGGCACCGATGATCACGCCCTGATCGTTGCGTACAACTTCGGAGCCAGTATTATTGCAGCGCTCACAGAAGCCGTGTGTTAGTTGATGGCTCTCAGGTGCTCGCTTGTGCATTTCTGATTCTCTAATCTCATTCCAGGCGGCGCATAAATCATTCGGTTCGACTGGAAATGAATTTGTCTTTTTTCGTGATGCTAAGACATAACAGTCATTCAATCGGCGCTCAGGAATGACGCCGTAAAGAATCTCAACCCAACAGCCCGTAGTGAAGTCCCGCTCCTTGTCGCCCATCTGTGGCCGGCCGATGCGAGACTTAATGAGAATCGCCTGAACCGCTGCGGCGTAGCTGCCCGACTGATTCAATATTTCTGATGAGTTGTTGTTCGTTTCGCTCGCTTGCGCTAAGTGCCCGAGTGGGTGTGTCTTGTCCATTTCGCGCTAACCATCCTCCGATGTCACTCTTTACGCTGATCCAGCTTATCTTCCCTCGCCATGACTCGGTTAACTGAAACTCATAGCACTTCTTCAGAACGTCAACGGCATAATGTTCAAGGAGAAACTTTATCGCCGCTCCCTGCGCCGCCCCGTCTGCGATTGGCCCCTTGATATGATCAAAATGGAACTTCATTAAAGCCGCGTGTGCGTTCCCGTTGTTCGAAGGCGATGCTGGCGTGATCTGCTGAGACGTGATTCTCCCGGTCTTTAACTTTGCAATGTAGCCGTTGGTGAACCTTAACCCGTTGCGCATTGCTTCATCGTTGACAAGTTCTACTTCGGCCATGATGCGCAGGATCTTCTTGTCGCGCTTTGGGCCGTACTCCTCCTGAGCCATTGTCTTCTTGAGCGCATTCAAAGCTTTTTGCAAAGTAGTTGCAAGAGTTTGGAGGGATGAGCGTTCTGGAGAATCGGACATCAGAGCGCTCCGTTCACTTCGAGAATCTGAAAGCCCGAGATTTTCTCGAACTTCATACTTAGCGCCATTGGAATAAGCCAGTGGAGATTCGGGATCGTGTCTTTCGGTAGCGACGATACGCAATGAATCTCTGGGCTTTCCTCCGTCAACTTCTTAGCTTTACCGATTGGTCCTATCGTCCAGAAAAAGTGAATTTGCCACTCGCGGGCATCACCAAGCACGCAGAACTGTTGCCAACTACTCTGCTCAAGGCCAACTTCCTCTTTAAATTCGCGCCGCATCGCTTCTAATGCCGACTCGTCTTTTTCGATGCGACCGCCAACCCCGTTGAGTTTGCCTTTCTGCCAGCCGGGATGTGTTTTACGAATGAGCAATACAGCATCCTCTGACGGATTGAACATAAACCCAACCACGTAGCGATCACCGGGTGTCGTTTCACTCATCGCAGTATTTGCCCCTTCACTTAATAGTTGGAATCATCGTCTAATTGGTGAGCGGTGGACTCATTTTAGAGCCTTAACGTACTGTAAAAGCATACTGAGCGTCTCTGAATTGTTTTTAACCAAACTCAATACCTTACGGCACCGACCACACTTTCCTGACGGCCTCGGCTTACACGCCTCCTTGCATACGGTACATTGAGCGGTATGGCTGATCGGTGTCGGCGAACCTTTGCACCAATCACCGCCTTTCGTGCGATGCCGCTGAATTGTACCCCTCTTGGTCAGCATCAACTTCTTAGAACAAACCGCACAACATGTCGTGCTGACAGATCGCTTCTTCCGAATTGGCGGATTAGTTAGGGGATGGTCGTACCTTTTATTCGCGCAAGTCACCGCGTCCGCAAAGAGCCCTACAGACTCATGGCGAAGTATCTTATCTAACTCGAAATTAAGGACTTCCTCATTCGGAATGCGCCAAACATCAAGACCGAGCCTTTCTAGGTATCGCGTGCGCCGCGCGTCATAACGAACTGTTTTAGGGTCTTTTCGATGGTGCTCGCCATCAAGCTCAACGACCAACATCTTATGAGGAAACACGAAGTCAACTATGTAGGGTGCTATGATTTCCTGAAAGGCATGAGGAATCCTGTCCTGCTCTAGCCGCGCTCTGAACTTAATCTCAGCAGCAGTCGGTGCGTTACGGAGTTCAGCTTGACGGCCTTGTAAGACATCAATGTTTACACGTTGTGACATGTCGTTACTAGATTCAAGTGGGCGCAGTAAATCCACCGCAAAGAGGACGGATTTACAAGCGCTTGTCGCCACTGAGTTCTGAGCGTTCCGCTTGTTTTTATCTCGGAGAGGGTTTATCAGCCGCTTGCCTCGACTCACCGAGGGGCGTTTACCTTAGCTGATATGGCCTATTGTCTTAACGTGCTGTTGGCTCTCGCCTCGCCTGTACGGGTGACAGGCAACTCCGAGCACAATCGACAGAGCCAGAGCGATTCCTACGGCTGTCTCTCCGTTTCCTCCCGCGTACAGGCTGGCGTGACGCAGCTTCGTCGGCGGGGGATAACTAACTGGCAATGATGCGATAGTGTCCACGGGCACGGACGATCCTTTGTACTTCGGTAAATATCGTCATGTTGTGGAATTTGCAGGAAGGATTTCCAGAAGGAAGTCTATCCCAACAAATTGAACACCCTGAATTTATTCCCTATCGTTCTTATTGTCAACGTTTTTTCTTTGTGGTAAGGTTGCACCACTGCGATCCACATAGGCCCGCAAATTGAACACGGCTCGCGCCTCTTCCTTAACCGGGAGAGGCGTTGTCGTTTCTGGAGTCTAACCAGTTTTCTTGATCGGTATGCCGAGTTTATCGAGCGCTAGCTCTTGAATTCGCGCGTTCTGCGTTTCAAGAGCCGTTCCACCTCCACTACATCATCCCGTGAACATTTGGCCGTCGTAGATAACCGCTACAGCATTATCTTCGAACCAAACGGCCCAAACATCTTCGTCCTTAGCACTATCGAAGGCGACCGCGATCGCGTCTCTACGCATCTCGAAACTCCTATCCTCAGGTCGCGGGTCTCGCAGTCTGCCGACTCTGTATTTCTTATTCGGTGACTTATTTCCCATAACCAACCTCTACTACATATTTTCCATTTACTCGCCAGATGATTTCCTCCCCCACGTAGATCGCAAACCACAGCACGTATTCTGGTCCTGCAAATTCATTGTAGCCTTCTATCTTCGTGACGCCTTTGCTGCCGACGCATGGCGTCCAGTCGTGCACGCGCTGGTCATAGTCGATCACAAGGCTCGTAATCGTCTGGTTGTCTTTGGTGATAAGTTCAGGATTCATTGGTCACACCCTGTCTTGCGTACCACGGCTGGTGCGTCTGCTCTGACTTTTTGCAATGGCGCTTCATACCTTGTGGCAAGGGTGACTCATTGAACCCTACGCCGCCATTTGTGCCTGATGGAAAGATTGCGTGTTCGCATTCGTCGCAGAGCGGGGCACCGCAGACAAATTGACCTGTCTGACTGCAATTATGAGTAGCGCGAGCGCCGCAGGACTCGCATATTTGGTTGGCGTGCTTTTCACACGGTTGCGGGTTGCGGCAGCGCCCGACCCACGCTTCCAGAAAGCCACAAAAGCCACGCTCCGCAAACGCAGCGTTAATCTGTGCCGTCAATTCAGGGACCTCAGAACTACGGTTCTTAACGCAGTCCCAGCAGAAGCCCGTCATCTTTGGCGGAACAATGCCAACGTGCTTACCATCCGAGTATCCGTCACCGTTAGTCCATAGGCCGCCGCTCATTTCTTTAGAACAGAGCGAACAGTAACTCTTAGCTTCTTCATTGTCCGACATTTTTTTAATCTCCTTCTTATTGCTGTGATGCCATTTCTGAGCGTGTGTTACCGTCGCACAGCCCTGAACTACCGATCTGAGGCTTCCTATGCCTTATTGATCTTCTTGCATGTGAACTGCGTATTTAGAGATTGCGGCAGCAATCGCTTGATGCGTATCACATATCACTTCCGGCGCAAATATGTCCTTTGCTCCGTGCTTATCCTGACAACCGCAGGGAAACGGGAACTCAATTTCTTTTGCTGCTTCTAATGCTGTAGTAGTGGGCTGCGCTACTGAGGAATCGGGATCTCTGAATACTAAATCAGCAAACGCTACCAGATCGCGGCACGCAACCATTAACACATGGTTATCTGAAAGTCTAAACAATCGTTGCGTAGCACGCATGGCGTCAATGGCCCTGTTGATGACTTTTTCTTCTGTGGTTAGGTGTGCTGCTGAGGTCGCAGGGTCAGCCCATCGGTGCCGCCCGCCATTTTACTGCCTCGTCGTAATCCCTTTTGTCAATCATAATTTACTCCTAACCCATTCTATCTTTCACTTCACTATCTGAAATTTCCCCTTACGCCCATGCACCACACCGGGCTTTCTGGCGAGCGCGATCGATTCCTAAAGCTTCTGCGTTAGACCATCCTGAATCTCACGATCGAGAAAGATGAATCCTGATAAGGCTCGCTCTTGCAGGTCCGCCGCTAACTTCTCAACCTCTACAAGAAACTCCTGACCGCGTTGCTCAATCTCTGCTATTCGCTGTTGATGGTCCTCACGATAGAAGCGTCTGACAAAGAGATCCATGCCTACAGGTGCACGTGAATCGTAGCTCACGTAATCACAAAACTCTGCCCACTCGGCACATGCCAGTTCAGTTAGAACTTGGTCAACATCTCCCGTGGGAACCTTCAAGCTTCTCAATAGGTCGAAGTGGATGTTTGTCTTACGGTTCTTCACCTCAAGCAAACCGACTTTACCGATCACTCTGTCCGGCGATGCGCCGAATCTGGCTATTGAAGAATGCTGTACAAAACCGATCGGCTTTATTTCAAGGTTGCGGCGTACAGCAAACAAACCGTAAGCTTTGACTGCCGCATCTTCTTCCTCTTTACCGCGGTCCATGTAAGAGTTTTGATAGCCTTCGTAGGCAACACCGTTGAGACGTTCGCAGATTAGTTCCGCCTGATAATTCAGTCGAGTAATGCCCGGGCCGGTTCCTTGTCGATTCTTGGCGAGAGCATCTGATATTCTCGAAGCGGTTAAAGCGCCCAAACGAGATCTGTGCCACGCCTCCGATCCCTGCTCAACACTCATGGCGCACTCACGGCAGAAGACCACTTTGATCTCGTCTTCGTCGTACTGGCAGGCGCAGGAATTCACTTTGACTCCCCTACCTGTTCAGTTGATGCAGGGAATACGCACTCGGAGTTTTCCAGTAATCCGATAATCTCATCTGCGGCCCTGACGTGGTTGCCCCACTCTGGCTGTCGCTGTCGTAACGCTTCCCATTCATCACGCTTGGCTTTCACTATCTCTATTGGCGTCATAGATAACCTGCTCTCGTATCAATTTCAGTTTCAAGTTCCAGTACCCGCAGTCGCAGTCGCTCGCACTCCCCGCACCGCGCGCTCGTCTCGGTGGGGGCGGTGGCCACAATTTCACCCAACACGTCAAGGTCAATTACTCCACTAACCGCGTCGAGCAGAGAGAGGAGATAATCAACTTCCTCTCGCGTGGGTAGCGCCGATTGATCCTCGGTTAACCGTTTGCGAATCTCATCAATCCTGCTCATGCGTTTCGCCTTTCACTTTCAACCGCAAAAGAACCATATGGTCACGGCAATCACGAGAGCGATAGCAACGGTGATAAAGATAATCGCGCACCCTTCGCTCACTTCGTCAGCGCTCACGATGATTCACCGCCTTTCACTTCGCGCTTGTCGCGTCCCAACATTCCTCACAAACCGTAAATGTCGTGCCTCCTTCGGCCTTCGATCTTAGTTTGCCGCATCTAACGCAGGGGTAAACGTGCCCGGTTTCCAAAAGCCGTTTACAGTTGCCGCACGTCACGCCAATGCTGATCCCGACACTGGAAATGTTTTGAGATGAATACTGCTGACCAACTCCGCAAGCGTAAACGCCGGGCTTAATTCGATAGTGAACCTGATCACTCACGTCCTCTCTCCTTCCCTCTCTGCGCGGGACTTCATCATCGCTGTAACGATTCGCTGTTCGAGGTCTAACTTGAAACGATGCACGCTCGATTTGGATACTTCGCCGTTCGTGCCAGTTAGAGCAACGCCCTTCTCCATCAGCCAACTGTGAACAATCGATTTCGCGATAGCCCACGCCCCTTCTACTTTTAATCCCTCAGTAGCGCGGGGAGTGGCGGCACGGACTTCGGCTTCGCGCTTGGCTAACGCATCGGCGATAGGCCGTAATCTCAAGCATGGCAGTTGGCCGCATGAGCAATTACGAACCTTAAAACCTAACCCCATTTCCTCAACGATCTTGTAGGCCAGCTCGTAATCGTCATCGTCCGCTGCTGCGCGGGGAAGAGCACGAGTGTTCCAAGCGGTGACGGCTTCCGTTTCAGTGCGATACCAAGACGTGGAGGGAAGTACGGCGCACTCGTTAAATGAGCGGCAAATAATCCGGCACATCGGCTTTAACGCGCCGTCTCCGCGCATTACCTCAGGCTGTTTCGCGCAGAACGGACACGGCTTCAGTTCCGGTGCTGGTTGGGCCTGTGGTGAATCATTCTTCATGGTTACACCTCAACTTTGAACATCCGAAACATCATCTGCCGTAGTTCTCGCCAATCGCGTTTACTGTATTTAGGTTGGCCTACTTGCGAGGTCCATAGCCGATGAAAGACAGCGCGTAACTCTTCCAACGTGGGCTGCTCTTTGCGCACTCGCTTACGTCGTTCACTCGGCATCACTTCCTCCGTTGTTGCTCCAGCCACTTCAACGCATCAGGATATTTAGCGGACGGCAGCTCCCCTATTTTCTTTATCTTGAATGCTGTTAGAAAATCCGCTTTGCAGTTCTTCCCAATGCCCTCGATTACTTCTTGAAGCGTGGTCACTTGTACATCGTTAATGTAGGCATTCTGAGATTCTTCTTTTTTACCTTCGCTATTGAGTGCTCTCGCCAACGTAGTTTCAGCGTGTTTGTATCTACTCGCGGACACGTCTTCGACCGCTTTGATTTCCTGTTTGTAGGTGGTAGTCCAGTAGTCCAGGACTTCCTTCTGCTTTGTCTCGCTGAGTCGATTGAACAGGTCGCGGAGTATCTTTGCTTGAGGCTCGCTGACGGTTGGTGCTGTCGAAGCTGCCGCCGTGTCGTCATTCAAGTAACCATCTGGCAAGTCCTCCACATCCTGCGTAAAGATTTCTGATGCCGCCATTACGGTTAAGCAGAAGTCAACCTGGGCTCGCTTCTTGGCGCGTTTCAGAACCGCGTTCGCAGCATCAGCAGGCGGGACTTTTATCTGCTCGACCTTGACAATCGTTGGACGCCCTCTGTCCCATTCTTTCTTGTACTTGAGGCGGCGCTGGTCTTCGGGCGTGTCGTTGTACTCCTCTTTGCTGAGCGCTGCCCTCCAGAGGAACTTTTCTTCATTGCTGGAGCATTCGCCTACCCCAGCGCCCATAAATGAATCCGTAGGCACGTGACGCCCGATGGCGCGTATTCTGTAGCGAATTTCGTCCGGCGTTGATAGGTCTGTAATCTCAGGGTCAATCGCCACACGGAACGTGAGCAGAAGAATCTCAGACCCGGGCTTGTAGAGTGTTGGCTTTTTGGTTCCCGGAATGACGCCGTAATGCACGTCTTTCTTCATCTGTTTCGCCATTACCCGGTGAATAGCGTCAACCCTCTGTTTTACATCTTGCAGGTCGAATACGTGAGCATCGCTGTACGGTATGACTTCTACTTCCTGCGGTTGGCGCTCGAGCGCGAGTGTCTCTTCTTTAGTTGTGTTCATCTAGTAAAAATCCTTTATTTGTTCTCTGATTAACTCTACCTGCCAGCGACGCGCCATTGCCATGCAGTCGGCAAGGTTCTTTTGCAAATCTCCGCGTGTGTACGTGGCGCTTTGGCCGCCTATCACCACTGTCACTCTGTTGACAGTGAGAGCGGTTTCAGTGATCGAGATGCGCCTGATTAGTCATTTGATTTACCTCTAATAGCCGATGCGATCTAGAATTCGTCCTCGTCGTCTCCGACTTCGCGCACGGCCTCACAATGCTTGCAGACCATTACCATTTCGCCATCGACCGTATCTCCGTCTTCATCTTCGCTGGCGAATCCCGGCATCCAGTGATGGTCCGCACCTTCGCAGACGCTACAGTGCCGCTTGCAAACAGAAGGAATAACCACAGCCTCATCCATTATCTTCTCCCTTTCCGCAGCGAGTCATGTAAGGAAACTTTCCACACTCCATAAAATCCTGCCGCTTCGGCAAGTTGAATAAAGCATGTCGGACACAAAATCCCCGGCTCGTTGGCCTTTGTTACAGCCTTGTCCCACATGGCGTTTGACGTAAACCAGACCACGTTGGGACCGCCGCACTTGTGGCAATAGAGTTCGGGAGACTTCTCTGTTTCTGAACTTCGCGTCATCGGTCTTCCTCAACTTCCAGATAATCACCACCCGACACTGGATACATGAGACGCGCGATCGCCTCAGCCGACGACAGATCTTCCGCATACACAGTTCCGAGAAAGTCAACGTTACCCGCCTTGCTTGGAACGATTCGGAAGACCGCGTAGTCCATGCCCTTGCAGCACTTCTCTGTTTCTTTGGTCATGATTGCGATTCCTTTCACTGGTCCACGCATTCAAGGCAACTAACGTGTGCGGTTACTCTCCGCTTCAACAGCGGATGCCGTGTCGCCAGCACTACGGTCACTAGGACGTTGATCGTGCGGTCATCTCGCGGCCATACGCCCGCAGATTCACCGAACTCGATTCTGTAACCGACTACGCGAGCCGTGCGCGGTTTGTCTTGCGGCCCGCGCACTACGCAGAAGTGGTCACGGCCATCGGTGCGGGCTACGCCTAAGAAGATCCGAACACGCGAGCCGATCTCAGGAGCCTGTTTGCAAAACAGGCGCACCGATTTCAGATATCTGTCTGTTTCTGTGTTACGTGTCATTGCTGCTGCTCCACTTCTTTTCCAAAGTCCGGTTGTTGCGTAAGTAAGTCGGCGAGCACAGCGCGAACATGTCTACACTTCCTCTGACCCAACTCGCTTGCCTTACAATTACAAAACGAGCAGATTGACCCGGCATCGCTCATGAAGATTTCCGTCTCGTAGATGTTTCCCGAGTCGCTCTTGACGGAGTAGGCGAAGACTTCTCGCTCGCTGTGGGCTGAGCGCATCGCGGACCAATCGATCAAAAACTGAAGCTCCAGCTTCTCGTCTGGTAGCGCGTCTTCAAGTTCGAGGATTAGTACGCTCACGTAGTGCCCTTTCCGCTTAGTGCGGCGCGAGCCTCTCCTAAGATCGCGTAGAGCCGTGTCCATCGTGCGTCGTTAAGGCCGATTACAATCCCTCTCAGGTGATCCATATCGCGATAGATCGGCATGATGCCGTGAGCACATTCTTCAATACGCTTCAGCGCCTCCCGCAGTCGGCCTGCCTCTGCAAGTAGGGCATCATGTTCGTTGACTGCGGTGACGATCAGTTCTGCGTTAGCCTCGCATTCAGCGCGGTTAGTGATAGGTAGCGGGAGCGCCGCACCAACCATGTGCTCTCCGGTAGAGTTCTCAGGACCGCCGCCCAGGATGTAGCAACCTCGATCCCCCGGCGTGTTGTCCCAGCCTTGAACGCGCCACGGTCTCGCGGTAGCCCATCGTTGCCATAGCTGTTGTTTTGTTGCTGTCGCCTCATTGCTCATTTTATTTCCTTCCTATGGTTGCGGGTTTGCGCGATGACTCCTCAGATTCGAATATCAACACACTGGCGATGTGGAAACAGCACGTCGGCTCCTGCGGCACGTAAAAAGCCTCGCAACTACACTGCGCTTGCGGCTCCTCATGTTCATCAATCCAGATTGAAACCACGTATCTGCTTCCTCCCCGGCCAATTACCCTGAAGTATCGCTCTCCCTCAATACTTCCGATCAGTTGCACATCTGGCTTTAACTCTACTGCTCGACAGAGAGCTTTGTGAGCTCGACTACCGCGCTCAGGGTTAATGAAACTACTGACAGGGATTGAGGGAAGCATGCTAGTTAAACCAGTTCGTCCATGTGGGATGCTTGAATATCGTCGGAGTGACTCCCCTGCCACAACGACTCTGCGCCGCGCTCTTGGCAGCTACAACTCAGATCTAAAGCAACGTCATATCCGTAGAACGTCTTCATGTATCTACCCTTACCCTCGCCGCGAGATGTCAACTCGCCAGCATCGGCTTCAAGATTCAATACATGGCCGTCGCCTTTGTGTTCTTTAGTGATTTCTTCTGGCAGCTCGCCCTCGAAATCAAATGAAGCTTCCTTTAATTCTTGGCCGCATTCGTCGTGAGTTAACACGATACGCACCGTTCCGCTATAGCTTCCGTCTTCGCTGAGATCGACTTCTACTTCTGGCTCCGTCGAATCATCGTATGCTGCAAACTTGTTACATTGATCGCATCTCATTGTTTATGCTCCTGCTGCCTTTTCTTCGGTCTTTTGTCTTCGCTCAACACCTGACGTTAGCCGCTCTGCTTCACATGCAGAACAAACATTTGACGAGTGGCGTGGTAGAGATTCGCGGATGTGCATGTTGCACAGATTTTCCAACTACACAAACTTGAAATTTGATTGTAAGTCCTCAATCGCACTCACTACTGCATCAGCAAAGCGGTGGCGCCGTTCAGTTTCTTCGTCGCTCTCATCTTGAGCGAATATCCAGGGATCGCCTTTATCGCCAGCGTCGATTACGTCAAAGATCGCAGATGTGATGGTTGACTTGCTTGCAAAAAGCTCCTTGCTCATGATGCATCGCCTCCGATCTTGGCTGCTCGTGCTAAGCATCGCTTGCAGTTGCTCTCGCTCGGATTGTTTGTCATCGGATGTGGCCCGCCCCGAGCGCGACATGCTGTTCCACCAGCTACCGCAATATGGAGCACTCGACGAGGAGCGTACTTCGCTTTGTAGTGCGAGCCTTCAATCATGCCTATCAGCATCGCACTAAACCGCGCTTCTGCCGCCGTGCGCGTTGATCCGTCGTGCATTGCGCCTTCAATAAACTCCGCTTTGCATGAGGCGCAGAAATCAACTTCTTGGCAGGTGCCGACGAGGCCCGTGGGCTTACCACACTCGATACATCTAACCGCTATAGAGTCAGGTTCAAAGGCGCATTCTGGAGTCATCTTTCAATCCCCTCCTGTTAACCCAACGTAGAAACAATAACCTCTGAAATGATGAAGAGCGCTGCAAAGAAAGCGATCGCTAAGATGGCTACTAGCAAGCCTCGCACAATTAACCTGAGCCACCAGAATCGCTTCTTGCTGCGAATATCTTCCCCGATCACCGTACCTCTGCTGTAAGTAGTTGGCGGTTTTAGGTGGTCCGCTGTCTTGCCTACCAGCGCATCGCGTTGTCGGTGGTATTCTTCAAGTGGTTCCATGATCATTTCTTGCCGCCTTCGATAATGAGCATTAGTGTATCGGGGTCGAAACGGGACAGAGCGCTATTCAACTCCGCGAATTGCTTGAACTTGTCTTTCGTGTAAGGGTAGTCAGGATTCGTCCCGATGGCTTCACCAAACCTGTCTAAGTTCAACTTCCATGAAGCCGTTCCAATCGCTTGCTGAAACTCTTTGATATCTTCTGTGGTCATCGCTCATTCTCCTGTTTGTGTGGATCTCCTACTGGTCCCCCAAGTACACTGCCTTCATGCCATTCACGGCATTCCTCGCAGTAGAACTTTTGGACCTTCTCTCCCGGTCGTGGATTCATCCTGCTTAGCGGGCCATCGTTCGCATACTTGCCCCGCACTAGTGGTTTACCATCGTTCAGATCGTCCAACACTCGCTGCACGACTCCGCGCATCAGCGCATCTTTCTCAATGTCGTCTAGTTCGTAAAGCATTCCCATTGTCTTCAACTCCTTTGGTTAGTCCTTAATAACGACCTAAAGTTCGGGCTGTCGAGTGGTCTGACTGTGGTCTGACTCCATTGATAATGTTTTGGACACTTATCCTGATACACAGCAATCCGTTTACACTGGTTTCCCTGTTTCGTTACGTGCTGGCAGCGCGGCCATGACATCACACGGCAAACTACCTCAACGTACCTGAAGATACGTTTAGCCTTGACCATAAGCCCCCACGCTGACTCCGGTACCGCAGACCAATTCATGCGCCTCGTTAATAGCCGGATCGGCCTTGTTCACACAGCCCGCAACGCTGTATCCGCGAAAACCGTCAGCGTCCTTCTCGTACCACCACAAACCCTCCCAAACCGTTCCGATGCAGCGATAGGTGGCGTGATGGAATCTGCCGCTTGCTAAGCTCTCCCGGAGATTATCTATCGACTTATTGCTCGTTTTCGTTTCCATCGTTTCAACTCCCTTCACTGTCAGTAAGTTAGTCGCAATATGGCTCGATAATCTTTACAAACCAACGTGAACCCTTAGTCGGTTTCCAGCCGCTTGCACTCTCCGCAATCATTTCGGGGGTAGGCTCTTCTTCGCGAATCTCGGCAAGAAAGGGGTGTAGAGAGTGCTCAGGGTTATCCTTAAAAGGACGAACCAGCACGCGCGCTAAATCACGGATATCCAGTTCTTGAAGCTGAATGTAGAACTTGCCCCCGTTCGTTAATACGCCCTCGCGTAGCTTGCAGATATACGCACTATAGATCGAATCGGCGTAGGGCCGAGGTTGGCCGCCCTGTACGTGAACAACAATAATGCTATCCCTCATCTCAATCTCTCCTGTTCATTCAAGCCGTTGTTATCTGCGAGCAAACGCGTCTTGCGCTGCATTAGACCCTTCGATACGAGCAAACGTGTCTTCTGCGAGCGCTTTTACGCCCTCAACGTGCCCCCGCTCGTATTCGTTCTGATCTTCTTGTCTGGCATAAAGGGTTATCGGCAGCCCGCGACTGCCTTCGTAAAACCCTCGATCATATGGTGACTGTTCTTGATATGACATTGCGTTTATCCTTTCATCAACTGTTTTCCGCCTCCCGGGGCAGCGCGGCGAATCCAAAACCCCCTCGTTAGGACTCGCTATTATCGGCAGTGCCTCTTGCTTCACTGCCGCCCCTCGCTGCTGCCCTCGGGAAGCGTCCCACGGCTGAGACGTTAACTCTAAAACTAATATCTGTCAAGCCCCTAAATTAACTTGCAACTAATTTATCCCCGTGTTAAGGTTTGCGCCGTGAAAGCCCTTAGAGAAACATTCAACAAACAAATCATAGAAGCGATGGCAGAGGAAGGGGTTAGCAACGCTGAACTGGCAAGACGGCTAAACTGCACCCCTGTAAACACATTCCAGATGCTGCGGAACAAGCGCAGCCTCGAACTGGATACAGTGGACAGGCTGGCGAAGGCGCTGGGCAGAAAGGTAGCCATCGTGTTGACCAAGAAGAACGGCACCTAAGAGATCTAAATGAGCGCCGATCGTGGATGCGAACGATTAACGAAACATCAATAAGGAATCCACTTCCCGAAAGGACACCTAAATGACAGCTACTCAAGAAGAATTGCCCGGCGTGGAGCAGGAGAAAATACCATCGCTGGAGCGAAAGATTAAGAAGTATCAGGAATACAAGTTAGCCCGCATGGACGCCACCAAGCTTGAAGTCGAAGCGAAAGAGGCGGTGATGACGGAGATGCACAATCAAGGTTTGACGGTGTACAAGCGGCCCGGCAAGTTTCCCTTCAAAGCAACGATTAAGATCGCCGGGGAAAACCTCAAAGTGGAAGAGGTTGACGAGGACGATATTGAAGGCGAGTCAGCCGGTGAAGACGCAGAGGAATAGTTCTCTTTGGTAGCGCTGGGGCGGTGACAAACCATTGGCGCTATCTTTGAGCAGGGAGATTTTCTCACTAACGAAAGGACACTCATGCCTGAATACAAACAGTACCGTCGTACCCAGATCGCAGAAATGACCGACTGGACGCCAGACTTCGATATGACAAATGTCTCTGTGACCGCTGTGGATCGGAATGCGGGGAGTCCTAAAGAGGGCGATAAAATCGCTCGCAACCCAGCTGACCATGATGACAAATGGCTCGTAGCAAAGGCGTACTTCGAAGCCAACTTTGAGGAGAATCATGCCAATAACACCTAAGCAACAGAGAATTCTACACTTCATTTCCGGCTATATTCAGAGCAACAAACAAGCGCCGACAATCTCAGAAATCGGACACTACTTTGAAATGCGTTCCCCTGCAAGTGTTCATCAGGTATTAGTAGCGCTAGAGCGTCAAGGGTTGATTAAGCGAATACCCAATATCAGCCGGGGAATTCAGATCGTTCAGCAGGAGAAGGAATTCAATGTCAGTTGAGATGCCGAAACGGATTCAGCGTAAACGAGAGCGCGGTTGGCGGATGCCTAAAGGCGTCGTCTATGTAGGGCGTCCGTCAAGGTGGGGAAATCCCTTTACCGTAGGCGAACAGTACTTTGCGGGTGAGCCTTATCTAGAAGTCTACGGGCATTTGATGGAAAGATTTGAATGGCAAGGTCAACTCGCAGGGCGTGTAACAGCAGAAAACTGTCTGCTTCTGTTCCGTGCATGGTGCGAGAAATATATGGAGCGAGGGCCGGGCGGCGAATGGATCGAAAGCTTGCGCGGCAAAGACTTGGCTTGTTGGTGCAAAGTTTTTGACAAGAACGGAAACCGAGTACCATGTCATGGTGATATACTTCTTTCCTTAGCAAATGATTTACCAATGGAGGAAGTGTGCGCGCCGTTGACTACAACCAACTCAAACGAAAGCGATGTTCCAAATGTCAGAAGGTAAGGAGTGTTAAATACTTCAATAAGACCTACCACCGTCCCGGCCCCTTGGCGGACTCCGCTATCGGTCTCGATGTAAGGACTGTGAATACACAGACTGCCGAGAATACGCCGAAGGCAACCGTCCTCGCAGAAATGCAAGGCTCAGGAAGTGGAGGGCGGCTAATCCAGAGAAGGCGCGAGCGAAGGACAGGAGGGGAAGATACAGATCGCTCTACGGGCTAACGCTGGATGAAGTTGAAGCAATTAAAGCCGCAAATGAGCACAGGTGCTGGATATGCAACAAGGCTCGAAACGCTCTTTACATAGACCACGATCACGCTACTCGTAAGGTGCGAGGGGCGCTGTGCCCAGTTTGCAATACCTACTTAGGGAAGATTGATGACGACATCGAAACGATGGAGCGAATGATTCAATACGTAAAAGGCGATCCGTGTCACGCAGATATCTTGCTGGAGCTAGCCAATCAATGAGGTTCAAGTTAATTACGAGAGTGCCTAATGTTTCGCGCGGGATTCGACTCGTAGACCAGCCTGTCAATCCAAGTTGAGAACGATCCTCAATCACCCTCATAAAGAAGTAATGCCTGGCTGAGTTTCTTTCCGGCTGTGTCGTCAGTTTGATGCGCTGCTACAATGTTCTCATCCCACACTGCATCTGCTATCAATCCGCTTGTGGGGAATACCGGATCAACCACTGCGATTACAACTCCACACTCGTAGAGAAAGTAGTCAACACTCGTCCCCCCGGTGACCAGACCGATCGCAGCAGCAGCGGACGGGTAGACTGATTGGGTGACGCCTTTAACTACACCGGTCGGCGTGCTGCCGGGAATACTGATTGAGTAATCAATTCCATCTACTGTAATCGAAGGAGAGCCCGCGCCAATGGCCGATGACTTCTTTACCCATAACCAGCCCATGCAGCCGAGCACCAAGAGCCGCGAGATGTCAATATCACCAGACTCAGCGGATTCAAGGCCGTAGTTCTGTCGTGCCTGTGATGAGCCCGCCTGTTGGCGGTAGTTAGTTTCGCTCAGCGGACGCTCATTAACCGCGCCAGTGCCACCAGTGGTATCAAACTGATCCTCATTAACAGCGGTTGGGAATTTTGCTACGCAGCGCACGTCGCCGGGATCAGTCAAGTCTCCTAAGTCGTCAATGTATAAGTGACTGATCCAGCGGTTGGCATTGGAGCCGCTCGAGTCGCCGCCAAATAACAGGAAGCTTGTAAGTGAGGTCTGTCCATTTGTGAATTGATTGAACAAGGTCAATTCATTAACGCCGTCAACATATATCGCTACGTCTAAATCGTCAGCCCCGACAGCCATTAGCCACGAGATAGTAATGCGATAGAATGTGTTGACGGACAATGAACGAGTGCCGTCCGTTGTTCCCGCTCCCGCTGCCTGCCATTGCAGGACTCCAGCAGAAGTGATCGCCAGCGTTCCCAGTGCAGATCCCAACCCATTGTCGAGCGTGGCTATGGGCTCGGGAGTCCCCGAAGGGAGAGCGTCTGTGCGCCAGTAGAAACTCAACCTACCCGGATCAACGCTGATACTTTTACGTCCGATATTGCTATCCGGTACAAGCTTCAACGATGAATGCGAATATGGGCCACTCGGTTTGATTGTCGTATCCCAGACGGGAGCACCTGTAACGCGATCATAAAGATGGGTTCCACCTGTTGCCGCCCCTCCCGGTTCAAGAAAGACGATATTGCCTCCCTTTCCAAACAAACCAGACCTGACCGCCGAAATAATCTGACTGGACGTGAGCGGAGTCCCGCCTGCGTTATCAGCCACTTCCTTCACCACGGAACCGCTGATCGCATCAGCGTAAGTCTGGCCACTATCTGTTAAAAACATTCCTTCCGCGATTTGCGCCACTGTTGGGATATCACTGACGGCAGCAGGGGCGGCAGGTAAATTGTCAGTCTTGGCTTTGATTGCCCCAACTTCAGTATCGATGTAACCAGCGATTGTCCCGAGAGTTGAATTCACCGTACTGAACGCTCCGCTAATATCGGAAGCATCTGCTGGATCAGTAGGCAAGTTATCCGTCTTTGTCTTGATGGCCGCACTATCAGATTTGACCGCTACGATGTCTGCTGAAATTGATACGCCAGCGGGAGCGCCTAAACGAGCAAATGCATCTCCCGTCATCGCGGGAGCTGTCGCGCCCTTCCAGTCGATCACGTTGGAGTCGATTTGATTTGCAACAGTGAAGGCTAACTGGTCTGTCTTTGTCTTGATGGCGCCAGTATCACTCTTAGCGGCTGCTATGTCAGCACTAATTGAAGCTCCAGATGGAGCACCGATACGCGCGTAAATGTCGCCAGTTAGAAAGTCGATGATTCGTTTGGCGATCGATCCCGCTGTCGTCATGCCCGACGTGAGAGCATTCCAGATGTCAGCAACTGAGTGGCTGCTTCGCGATGAGACCGTGGCGTCAAGGTTGTCCAGTTTGGCAGCTCGCGCATCAGTCCACACATCATCAATGAGCAATCCACCTGCGGTGCCAGGAATAGCATCAGGAAGAGAGTTTATAGTTCCGGTGGGAGTAGCCTTGTCGAAGAACTTCTTGAAAGCTGCCGCGATCTGTCCGGCAGTTTCAGTTAAAGCCGTGCCAAGAATTTGTGAGAGGTTGGATTTAACTACGCCGGATGTAAAGTCCAGTTGTCCCGCCCCAGAACCAGAAGAAAGCAACACACTTGCGCCAATGTCCCGGCCTGTCTGTGTGGTTCCGCCCAGCTTCACCGCATTAGCATCTACCTGCCCGTTCGCAGGCTGATTGATCTGTCCTGCCCCTGTACCTCTCGTGTATAAACCTCCGGCAGCTTCAGCGGCAGCATTAGGAAGTGCGGTTAATCCAAGCCTGACAGCATCCGTAGGATCAGCGGCTGTTGTTACAATGTTGACTGTCTGTGGGACTGCGCCTGTGCCGGTGAAGTTGAAGCCAATGTTATTCCCATTCGTATCAGCTTGACTCATTGCGTACTTATAAAACCCTGTAGTCCCGTCCTCAGTGACAGTTCCGCCGCCAGCCGCAAACGTGCCATCAATACAACGCCGCACGGTCCAAGTCACGCCACTCTTGATCCCGCCTGTTGAGGCGTCAACCCCCTGGAACGTTAGAAACTGAGAGGCTACATTTTTTCTGTACACTTAGAAAACGCCTCCTATTGTCTTTGTGGCTCCAGTGGCCCAACCCGGACTAAACGTTAAAACTGGCGCATCAATATAACTAGAACCGTTGACGGTAATCGTTCCGTTCTTATTTCCAGTACCCGATGGTCTGCTATGCCACCATTCGAGTGCAAGTTGATCGTTGGCGTTCCACGCTCCCGAATCCCATGAAATACTATCATCATAAGTACCCGTTGCAGTGCGGGAGGTTCCAAAACTGGAAGTAGATTGAGCTACTCCTGATGAGTTGCGACGCACTAATCGCAGATGCATCGAATAAGGCGTCGTCATAGCGGACACAACATAGTGAATCGTCCAAGTCTGGGTACCGCTCAGTAATTCACCCGCCGATAACCCGGTGCGAACAAGCGTTAGAGCGAGCGTGTCGGTGGACGTGGCGATATTGCCTGAACCGATAGTTGTACCGCTCGGGGTGAGCGAGAGTGCGGTAGTTGAAACGAGATAGTTACGTTGAGCCATCAGCCTCTTACGAACACAGTTCCTTTCTTAAACTCAAGCGCCGTGGCGCTGTATGCCTTGCCCACACGCTGGACCAGATTACCCGATCCGGTTGGCGCCGTAGCTGTGACCCCTCCAGGCACGTTAGCCGATAGATATTGTTCCTCACCACCTGTCAACCCTGATAGTTGATCATTCGCGCCCTGACTGTAGACCGTGGCTGGATCGCCTGAATCAACATTAACCAAAACAAATCCGTCAGCTTGCTTACTTGCGCTCGCATCTGCTAATCGCGCTTTCGGTGTGCCTGAGTCGTTCCAGATATTCACAAGATCACCCGCGCCTAAAGCTTCTGAAGCGGTGAAGTCCGCGCCGATGATTCCGCCTGTCGCACTGATCTCAACATCTCCAGTGCCACTGTCTGCGCCCGTCGATGAGATCGTAACCCCTGAACCTTGAACAATCTTGCGGACAACTGCCTGCCCCGCGGTCGCGATATCCAGATCATCACGCTGGACCGTGCTGTCTTTAATCTGTCTGCCTGTAACTTCTGTTCTAGCCATTAGAACATGTAGCTAACACGGATTCGATCCAAATTTGCGGGCGGAGAGACAAACACGATCGAATTAGTCGTGATCGTATAGTCCTCACCACCCGGTTCTTGTAAAAGGCCATTTAAAAACACTTCTTCTTTTCCAGATGCGGGGGTGTTAGCAAGGGTAAATGTATCGTTAACCCCGTTCACCGTACCGCTCGGTGTTTCTCGCACCTGTCGCCGCGCTCCTGTTCCCAGCTTGGCCGCAGTAACGCCTGCGTCCTTGACCTGTAACGTATCCGTGGCAATCTCGATCGTTGAGCCATCAACATTGACTGAAAGAGCCGATCCGCCGCCCCCGGCTAGACCAGCTCCAGCAACGGAAGTATTCAGTTCTGTTCCGGTAACCCCAGCAGGGGCGACCTTGATCCCAGACGATGATCGCCCAATCGTAGAGCCATCCAGCTTCACGCGCACGCCCGAGCTAATTTCAATACCATCCCCGGCAGCTACACCTACGTTATTCGCGCCTACCGTCAACGAGGAATCGGCAGCGACAACATCAATTGTCTGACCTGTACGAGTTAAGCCGGCACCTGCAAGAATGTCTGATGGGCCGGGAAGCTGGACACTCGTCACGGCTGTTGTGCCGAGCGTGCCACCTTGGTCAGCGGTCACTAACCAGAGCGTATCGTGATTGACTGTGCCCTCGGCAATCGGAACAATTGCCCCAACAAGTTCGGTCCACGTATCTCCATCCGTGGTCCTGACCCATGCGCCAGACTTCATCAAGTAGAGGCCGTTTTCTTCTTGGGCGGTCTGGTTTTTAACGAAGATTCGATCGTCCGCAGATCCGGCCACGCCATCGATTGTTTGCGTCCCTGAGAGAGTAATGTTCGCCGTAGTCGCTAATCGAAAAACGTTCTTCGCACTCCCAGAAGCAATGGCAGCAACCGCCGCATCGAGTTGGCTCCTGTTTATCGCATCGCCCGGGTTAACGCCATCACTAACACTCGTAAGCTTGTGCGACCCCATCGACTGATCGCCCGTGAACGCTTGACCACCATCAGCCTGAATTACTGGCTCAGCTAGTTTCGACAGCGCGATTGCCGCGGATCCGTTGATTTCCGCATCGGTGATCGTGGCTGCCATGATTTGCGTGTTGCCCCTGATTTTCATTAGCTGTGTACTCCTTGAAGGTTAATAGTTGTAAGCGAAACTGAGATGGTCGCCAAGCATCAGTGAAAGATCTGGAAGTAGTGTAACCGTCGCTCCCGTAAGAGCGTAGCTTGATGAGTGTTGCAGTAAGCCGTTGACGAACACTCGCAACGAGGCCGCGATTGGCACATGGGCTAGTACAAACTCTGAGGGAACAATACTCGCTATCTGCGTTTCTTCAAAGGCTGAACTACCGCCCGCTTCTCCCGGCGGTCCCTGTGGTCCGGTTGGTCCTACCGCTCCCGCTGGTCCGGGCTCACTGACTTCAAGAATCTCAACCCCAGTTTCTTCACTGACTACGAGGGTGACTTCCTCAACTACTTCAACCGTGCCTGCTTCCTCGATGACGATTTCAAATTCATCGAGATCTACAACTACCTGTTCCCCAGTCGGCATCAGACTTTCTTCTCAAGGGTCAGAGTCCCGCGCAGTTTGCGCAATATGTTTCCGGCTGAATCGGTTACTTCAAAACGATAGGAAGCAGCATCCCATGTGTAGGTGTCGGTAACTTCGTCGGCAATGAAGATAGTGATCTTCTTGTTTGTGTAGTCGATGACGATGTTCTGATCCGCTGGGCCATCAGTGATGATCTGAATTGGCTCGCTGTTATCGGGGCGGATGAAAAACAGGGCCGAGTCCAGACCGTCTAATGACAGCAACTCCCCAGCCTGATTGCGAAACTTGATGACACGAGTGAAGGATGCGCCCTGTTTGACAATGAAGTCCTTTTGCGGGGTTTTCTGGGGATCGGGTGTCATCGCAGCGCAGTATAGCGTACTTGAATGCTAGGGCTTAATAATAATTTAAGCATCAGAATGCCTGAATCTGCGTAGCGATAAGCGGAGCTACGATATCGTTACCAGCATCTGTGAGATGAACTAAATCGGAATAGTAAGTCGTATTCGTCTCGTCGCCTGTATCGCCTATTGTTGAGTTACCCGCAAGATTAGCTACCAGATAACCCTCCACAGCCGCATTCGAGGCGAGCAAACTATTAAACGATGCTCGCCAGGTTGCGAAATCGCCCGGCGTTCCTGAGTTGGAGCGCGGTAAGACGTTAGGGATGACTACATTAAAACCTACTTCCTGCGCCATGTGGCAGAGCGTCAGAATCGAAGCGAACGCTTGCGCCGCAGTCACTGAGGAGTCTGCATAGTGGTGGTTTGTGGCCTCCCACATTACATAGATGTTCTTCGATCGCTTTGGATTATACAGAGGGGCGATCTGCGAGCCAAAATCCGCGATCATCTGCGGCGTTGTTTGTCCTGACACGCCGAAGTTCTGCACCACAAACTCAGACTCCAGCGGAGATCCGGCCGCGCAGTTACCGGCAAGACAATTATTGATCCTTACTTGTAAGGAATTGCTCATCAGCGAATTGCCATCGAGCACCAGCAATGGTGCTAATACTCCGCTTTCTTCGAGCGCGTAGGTCTGCATAAAAAACTGGTTAACTCGCTTGACCGTCGCGGTTGTGTGTGCCTGATCGAAGAGCCAGACTTCATCATAATCACCGTCCCAGTAACGTCCCGTTGTTAATCGATCTGAGCCGATCAATGAAGCGCGCAGATTTCCAGTTGAACGAAATACGAAACATCTGACAGAGGTCGATTTAAGCAGGTTAATCGGCACATCCTCAAACCCGTTGACCCACGCCGCGCCGTTTCGCAGGTTTGAATTAGCGTTAGTTGAACTAATGAGTTTATTCCCATCGCCACCGTGAAAGTCAAAGTAAGTTGCCGGACTACCGAGAAACCCGGCGCTATCCTGCGATCCGGTGCGGTGCTTCATGACGAAGTAGGCGGTCCTGATCGTCGTCACTTCTGTAAAACTCAGATAGTCGTTTGAGCCGTCCATTCGGATCGTAGGTTGGCCGTTCTGCTCATTAGTCTGATATGACGGTTTATTTCCTGACGTAGTTTGCACCGCCGGATCATTTGTAGTTGAGACGTCCGGAACGGATGCGATCGGATCACCATCGACCAGCGACGTAATGTTGCGAGAACTCCAGCCGCGAAGTAAACCCGGGGCGGATGCGGGATCAAGTGGCACTACCGTCTCTACCAATCCGTGTTGGCGCATGGTCCCTATGATGACGTTGTCTTTTTGCGCCAGTGAGTTGATGAGATTTTTAATAGCGGGTAGAACGTTGTTAACAAGATCATCGCGTAGGGCATCGACACTTGCTGGTGAGTCTCCCGGGTTCGGAATGATGGCTGCGGGACTGTCTGCGAAGTCTGCTATCGGAGGCTGTTGTTCAGTTACAACC